GAAAAAGATTGCGGAAGAAAAATGGATAGAACATTATGGAAAAACAAAAGATGAATTTAGAGAACGATATGGAATCAATTATTTGTAGATTACACGAAAGGAGAAAAAAAATGAAAATTAATTATAATAAAACAGAATATTGGTTAGATATGTTTTTAAAATCGCCTAAAAAAGTTCAACAATTGTTAATGATGCCTTTGGTAAAAGAACATATATATCCGCTTTTTTGGGAAACAGATATAATAAAAAGTCCAATTGAACAAATATTTATTACAGCATTTGAGATGTATTGTAATGAACAACAATATAATGACATCTATTTATTTCCACAATACGAGGTAGTTTGTAATGAAAGAAAATATTATATAGATTTTGCTTTTTTAGCTGATGATTATTTAACACACCTTATTTTTGAGGATAAGTTAAAGAACACAAAATTTAAATTAGCAATAGAATGCGATGGATATGAATTTCATCAAAAAACAAAAGAACAAGTACAACATGATAATGAAAGAGAATATGATTTAAAAATGAATGGATATGAAGTTCTTAGATTTAGTGGAACACAGATATATAATGACCCTATTAAGTGTGCAGAAGATACATACAATTACATAATGAAAAGAATAGGGGAGGGATAATATGGCAAGAAAACGAATGATTGACCCTAGTATATGGCAAAGTGAAGATTTTGGAAAATTATCTAATTTAGCAAAAGTGGTATTTATAGGATTATTTTCACTTGCAGATGATGAAGGTAGGGGAAGAGCAAATCCAATGTATTTAAAGTCTACACTATTTCCTTATAATGAGAAAATGAGAAGTACCGATGTTGAAGTAGCCTTATCAGAGATAAGCCGAAATATGTCCATACTTTTCTACTCTTATAACGAAAGCAATTATTATAGTCTTTTAAGTTGGAATACTTTTCAAAAGATAGACAAGCCTACAGAAAGCAAAATACCTGCATTTGAAAAAGATAATCAAAAATTTCGACTACTATTCGACGAGGGCTCGACGAGGACTAGTCGAGGAGTACCTCCTAAAAGAAAAGAAGATAATATAAAAGAAAAAGAAGAGAAGAGAAAAGAGATTGTTGATGTCTATAACTCTATTTGTACAAATCTTTCTAAAATACAGAAAATAACTGATAAAAGAAAGAAGAGTATAGATGCTTTTGCTAAAGAATTTACATTAGAACAATTTAAAGAAATATGTGAAAAAGCAAATACAACTGATTTTCTTATAGGGAAAAATGAGAGAGGTTGGAAAGCAGATTTTGATTTTTTAATGAGAATAGATAAGGCAACAGCCATATTAGAGGAAAAATACAATACAAGTAGCAAAAAAACGAAAGAAGTATTTGAACAAAGAGAATATGGAGACTTAAGCTATTTATATGCAAATAAAGGAGAGTGAGTACAAATGAATCAAAAACAAAAAGTTTTAAAATACATAAATGATTATGGCTCTATAACAAGTTGGCAGGCATATAAAGATTTAGGAATAATGCAATTAGGAGCTAGAATCGACGGATTACAGAAAGATGGCTACTCATTCAAGAAAGAATGGGAACAGAAAAAGAATAGATATGGGGAGCCTGTAAGATTTATAAAATATAGCTTTGCGGAGGTAGTAAATGACTAATTATTTTAAAGTATATTTAACAAGTACAAAAGGCAGACAATGTGTAGTAGCAAAGAATAAAGCAGGAGTAATAAATGTATTAAATAATGCAATAAAAGAACATTATCTAAGCTATTTAATAATTAAGTGTATAAAAGATACAGATATACCAATAGCAAGAGGAAACTTATACAAAGAATGCAAAGTAAAATACGTAGACGGACTAGATACAGATTGGAGAATAGTAGGAGCTAATGTAGTAGATTGGGATAAATATAAAAAATTTAAGGAGGAGGAAGAAAGATGAAATTGTATGAATTTATATTTTTAATATTGGCTATTGTTAGTTTAATAGATTATATAATAACTACAATTGTTATTCATCAATGTAAAGAATTATACGATTTATTCGGATTAAGAATTGAAGTACAAATAATAAGAGAGTTGGAAATACTTATAATTTTAATTACAATCACAATATTTTTATATAAATTTATATTTTAAGGAGTAGCTTATGAAATATCCAAAACTAATAGGAGTATGTAAAGATTGTATATATAAATGTTTTAGATGTGAAGACTATAAATTCGTTGGAGTTTATAAATGTAAATGGAATGAAAAAGTTGAGTGGAAACAGGAGGAAATATGGAAAAAGAATTAAATTTTTACGGACTAGCAACCTGGTTAAGCATAAAGTTTAATATGACTGATAATGAAATAGTGGAAACGTTTGAGGAAGCTTTGCAAAAAGTGTTAGAGGAAGAACAAAAAAACACATAAATTTTAGGAATGCAACAAAAAAATAAACTGAGTGGAACAGGAGGAACTATGGAAGATAAAGAAAAATTAAAAATGAAGATTGTATCAAAGAATAGACTTTTTGATTTAAATGACCATTTGTTTGAAGAATTAGAGAGATTGAATGATGAACAATTAATAGGTGAGGCCTTACAAGAAGAAAGAGAAAGAGCAATGGCCATAGCAAACATAGCACAAAGGATTATAAATAATGGAGAATTGGCCTTTAAAACAATAAAATATTATAACGAATGTGGAGAGATAGATAAAATTCCAAAACCATTACAGATAGGTGAAAAGAATGAAACATAATTATTCGGATGAAGAAAATAACTTTATAATTGAAAATGCAAAAGGTATATCTTGTAAAGAATTGACAGAGATGTTTAATAAAAGATTTAAACTAAAAATATCTGAAAATTCTATTAAACAAAAAAAGAGTAGATTAAATGTAAAGAGTGACATTATAACGAGATTTGAAAAAGGACATACACCTTTCAACAAAGGAATGAAAGGATATATGTCGCCAAAACAATATGAAAGATGCAAAAGGACAATGTTTAAAAAAGGACAAAAGCCAAGTAACTATAAACCTATTGGAAGTGAAAGAAAAAATAAAAAATGTGGGGCAATGGTAAAAAGTAGAGAAGGATATTGGACAACTAAAGCAAGGTATATTTATGAACAAGAAAATGAAAAAATTCCAGATGGATATAAAGTTATATTTGCAGATAGGAATATTAACAATTTTGATTTAAAAAATCTTATATTAGTTTCTAATGCAGAAGCAATGATTATGAGTAGTAAACGACTATATAAGGAAGATGCAGAACTTACAAAAACAGGAATCATTATAGCAAAAGTTATTCATAAGGCAAATGGAGGAAGGAAATATGGAAAACAAAGTAATAGCTAAAGAATATGTAGATAAAATAGAAATACCTTTAAGATTGCCTAGTTTAAACAATTACATAAATGAATGTAGGAAAAACAGATATGCAGGGGCTAATATGAAGAGACAGACAGAAGAAGATATAATGTGGTACATAAATAAATTACCAAGATACAATAATCCTATACAAATACATTTCCATTGGATTGAAGAAAACAAAAAACGAGACCTTGATAATGTATGTTTTGCTAAAAAGTTTATTTTAGATGCAATGGTAAAAGCAGGAAAGTTGAAAGACGATAATAGAAATTGTGTAACAGGATTTACAGATACCTTTCAGTATGCAAAAGAAAGTAAAGTTATTTTGGAGATAAAGGAAGTGCTTTGGCTATGACTATATATGCAGTATATAAAGGAGAGAATTTTTTATTTGAAGGAACAGCTAAAGAATGTGCAGAGCATTTTAATGTAAAAAGAGATACAGTATATTTTTGGAACTCTCCAGCTAATAAAAGAAAAGACAAAAAAGGAAGAAAGATAGCGATTATTATAGAGGAGGAAGAATAATGCTATTTTTAATATTTTTATTAGGATTTATTACAGGATTGATATCAACTAATAAATTAGTTATAGAAATAAAACCAAAAGAAGAAAACAAGGAGAATAAAAATGGTAAATAAGGATGTTCATGATGAATATATAAGAATTTATAATGAATTAATTGATATTATAAACCATAAAGAAGATATGATACAAGCAATGACTTTGTATATAGCTAAATACGCAAAGAAAGTACCTTCCATTTGTAAAATAAACAAAGGTTTTAATTGCAATTATAGAAGATGTAAACAATGCGTAAGAAATTATTTTGAAAGGAAAGAAAAATGAAAATAGATGAAGCACTAGAAGAATTTGATTTCTTTAATGCAGGAGATTATATAACAAGAGAAATGTCAATTGCTAAAGATGTAGTTTTACAAGAGTTAGAAAATACCAGAGCAGATTTATATGAAGCTAATAATAGAATAACAGACTTGCTCCTTATTTTAGGAGACAGAGACAGAATGATAAATAAAATGGCAGAATTTTTAACAGGATTTCCAGTATTTAATTATAATGGAGAACTTGAAACATCATTAAAAGATAAAGAAGATGTAATAAAATATTTTGAAGAGAGGTACAAAAATGCAAAAGATTGATTATGAAGAAATGGCTAGAAGATTAATACTAAATGGAGCAGAAGCATATAGAGAAAAGTTTATATTAGAAGTAGATATTTTATCAGGATATGATAGACAAAGAATACTAGAAGAAATGGACAAACAGATAGATGAAATAAAACATAAAGAAAGTTATAAAAAAGAAATAAAAAGATTAGAAAATAGAATACATTATATTTGTGGTTTAGAAGATTGCAATGAAGAATTTGAATTGTGAGGTGTAAGTAAATGAATATAGAAGAGTGTATCGAACAATTGAAAGACCTTAGATTACATTGTTTATCAATAGGATACGAATTTGATAAAGATGCTGAAGCAATAGAGTGGATACTAACAGCTTATGAAAAAGAAAAAGAGAAAAATAAAAAAGCAATAGATTTTATAAATGACAAAAACAATTATTTTGAAGATGGAGAGAATTGGCAAAATATTTTAAAAATAAAAGAAATTTTGGAGGAATAAAACAATGTTAAGTGATGAAGAAAGAAAAGCAATCGATTATTGGAAAACACACATGGAAATACTACATTGGAACACACAACTTGCTAGTGAACATTATATAAAAGTTTTGCTAGATATAATCGAAAAACAATCTAAAGAAATAGAAGAATTAAAAAGAGAAAGAGAAACGAATCAACAAATGATACATTTAGCAGAAACACAAATTTTAGGATATGCACAGGGATATAAAGATGGATTAAATAAAGAGACAACAGCGACTGAAATTGTAGCAAGAGAAAGAGAAAATCAAATTATTTATGAAGGAATGAAACATAAAATAAATATGCAATGGGTATTAAAAATAAAAGCAAAAATAGAAGAATTAGAAAAACAAGATAAAGAAAACAAATTATCTCATAATTATTTGGTCATTCCAGTTTTGCAATCACTTTTAGAAAAGGAGTAATAATGTTTGAAATAGAATTAAAATTTTATCATAAAGAATGGAAGAATTATTTTGGAAAGCAATTTAATAAAATAGAAGCCTTTGATTTATTTAATAAATTAATAATATCCTTTTATGATAGTGAATGGAGATTAGTTTATAAAGGTTTAGAAAAGGAGTAATAAATGGATAAGAAAGAAGCAGAGGAAATATTATCAACTTTATCTTGTTATGGATTAAGTATGAAACTAACAAAAAAAGATATAGATGCAATAGATATAATATTAGATTTATGTGAAGAGCAACAAAATAGGATTAATTATTTAGAAGATTTAATTTCAACTATGGAAGAATATTATTCAATAACAGTTGAAGATTTAGAAAATTGTATAAAGAACGATAAGTAAGTTATAAAGTTACAAAAATGTGATAAAACATATAAAAAGTCATTAGAAAAATGTGAAAGGATAAAAATATGAAAGTAGATATATATAATACAGATAAAAGATATAATATAATTTATGCAGACCCACCTTGGCAGTTTAAAGTTTGGTCAAGAGATACTGGATTAGGAAGAAGTGCTGACATTCATTATTCAACAATGAAAAAGCAAGATATACAATTATTACCTATTAATAAAATAGTAACAAATAACGCAGTATTGTTTCTATGGGTTACATATCCTTGTTTAGAGGAAGGACTTGAACTTATAAAAAAATGGGGATTTAAATACAAAACTTGTGCTTTCAGTTGGATAAAATTCAACAAGAAAAATGACAACCCTTTTGTAGGCATGGGATATTACACAAGAGCTAATAATGAAATATGTTTATTGGCAACAAAAGGAAAACCTTTAAAAAGAGTAGATAAATCGGTAAAACAAGTTGTGTTTTCAAAAATAAGAGAACATAGTAGAAAGCCAGATGAAGTAAGACAAAGAATTGTTGATTTATTTGGAGATTTACCAAGAATAGAATTATTTGCAAGACAACAAGTAGAAGGCTGGGATTGTTGGGGAAACGAAGTTTAGCTGTAATATACAGCAGTTAGGAGGAGGAATATGTGTCAATATTGCGATAAAAGAGTAAATAATAAACAAATATTAGACATAGACGACGATAAAGAAAATCTTATAGAATTAAGGCAAGTAATGATGGAAGAATTAACATATACATTATATGTAGAATTAGATGGAGAAGATATAGATGGCTATAAGCCTTTTGATTATTTTAGAATAAATTATTGCCCAATGTGTGGTAGAAAATTAAGTTAGGAGGAAGTATGCAAGTAAAAATAAACGGAAATAAAGACGATTTGAGTATGATATTAGTAAGCGCTGAGAGATATGCTTTAGGAAGAAGAACATATATAGTACATTGGACTTGTGAATTTATAGAAAACAATTTAGCTTTATTAACTGAAAAAGATAGACAAGTAATGATAAGAGATTTAGAAAATCCAATTTCTTATGGAGACGACTGTGATGAGAAAGATTGGAAAAGATTACTAGCAATGTTGAAAGGAGCTGATAATATTGAGTAAAGCAGATGAGATTTTGAAAAAGAGATTTACAAAAATAACTGAAAAATATGATGAAGAAAAATTAGAAGAGATAGAATATAAAACAAATTATAGATGGGTAGAGAATAACAACTTAATATTTAAACTAAAAACAAAAAGGATTTTAACAAACGGATATATTGATATGGAGATATTACAAGCAATAAACGAAAAAGTAAAGGAGCTTGGTTGGAATGACTAAACTATGTCAATGTTGTAGTAAAAGATTTTTCTGTAAAGAAGTAGATAAAAAAGAAGAATGTAATAGATTTAAGAGTTGGATTCAAACAAAGAACTATGGGGAGGTAAAATATGCAGATACCAGAGATACACAAAAGTAATAATAGAAAATACTATTTTGTAAAGCAATATCCTAATTTTGTTATGTATCAAACAGAGAACGGAATTGTAGAATGTTTTAGTTATCATGAATTAGGAATGAATGAAGAAATGGTAGAACCACCAAAGTATTATTTAAATGTTGAAAAAGTAATAGTGTAGGAGGTAAACGAATGAGTTATTATAAAATAGATAAACATATTAAAAAATACATTATGGCTGAATTATACAACTATGAAGAAAACAAAAGAAAAATAAATAAAATGGTAGTAGAAGAAAAAGACAAGTCAATTACAACTAGAGGAATGTTAATTGCTATTGAAAAAGTAAAGAACATAGAAAGAGCATTAGATCAGTTTAGCGACCAGGAAAAAGAAGATATAAAAAAGATATTCTTTAAAGGACATTCTCAAATATACGCAGAAGTAAACGATGGAATTAGTAAAGATATGTATTACCATCTTAAAGATAAAATGATATATTTAACAGCTATAGAATATGGACAAGTATAGCCGAAAAAATTTACGAAATAGAATTTATAAACCATGATATAATGTTAACAGTAAAAAGCTACAGTCACCGTAATTAATACAATGATGGCTCGTTTAGTCCGAGTAGCACTTGTTGACCTGAGCCGTGGAGCATCCAACACGGCTCTAATTTTATAAGGAGGATTTATGTACAAGTTTAAAAAGATAGATGGAGATAAATTTACTCTATTGTATGAAAAAGATAAAGTAAAAAAACAAATAGAATTTACTAGAAGTGTTAAAACAGCTAATAGATTACAATCAATTGATAGTGAAGCAAGATTCAAAGTAATGGCTGAATTAACAAAACAAGGTTATACAATGGACAATAATCCATTCGTAATAGAGAAAAAAGAAGGCAACAAAACAATAAGAGATGAAAGCAATCTTAATTATTTAATAGACCAAGAAAGAGAAACAGTAGCAGGGAAAATAGTAATAGAAATAATAGAAGATACATTCAATATGCAAATAGACGATTTTGTGGCTGAAATAGGATTAGATTATCATAATCAAGAACAAGCTACAAAGTTTATAGAAGAATTTACATTTATCTTAAGAGAGGGAGAAACAAAAGACACAGTAAAAACTCCCAGCCCAAATAATTAAGGAAGAAATAGAAAAAGACAGAAAATCAGGAGGCTTACAATTCTGTTTTGCTTATTACAGAGACTTAGAAGAAGCATATGCATTTTATTGTGCTAGATATGAGAACATTACTTATACAGAATTTCTTAATTTAGGATTAGATGAATTTACAATGAAATTAAGTAGCATTCCTGAAACAGAACCTTTATATACAACAATGAAAAGTAGAACAATAAATATTGGCAGTATAAAAGACAAAGAAGAAAGAAAATATTGGACTAAGTTAAAAAGTGAAAACAGAATACCAGATGTGTACTTACCAAAAGAATATATAAATAAAAGAGTTATGCAAGAAATGAAACAAGGGGGATTTATAAATGACACGAAACCTAGATGAATTTTATAAAAATATAGAAATAGTAAATAAGGACTTCTCAATTTATAGAGATGATGATCATAATTATTCAGTACTACCAACAGCTGGAATATTAGTTGCAGTAGATTATAACGAACTAAATAAACAACAATGGGAAGTTGCTAAATTTAATCAAGATATTCCTAAAAAGTTTGAATCAGAGATAATTGAAGTAGATAAAACAGTTAGTAAATATGACATTACTCATAAAGAAGAGGACAAATATACTTTAACAACTAAAAAAGAAGCAGTACATAGAGTATGGTTTGTAATGAATCAATTTAAAGTTAAAAAAGTATTCTCAAACGGAGAAGAAGCTTTAAAGTATGCAGAAAAAATAAACAAACCTATATTAGAAGCTTTAAAATAGTATATTAATATCCTAGATAAATTAATATAAAAGGCATAAAAGTGCCTCCTTTCTAAGATTTGAATAATCCAATAAGAAGTTCTAGGCAACTTCCAAAAAAGGAGAATATTATGCGAAATAGTTACATAGCAGATAACATAATGCAAGAATACATAAAAAAGAAGAGATACAAACGAAATAAAGAAAAGGCTGAAATGGAATTATTTGAACGAAAAGTATGCGGAGATTGTGAAAACAAAGATACAAACTTATGTCATATTGTAAGAAATATAAATGGAGATTTACAATGTGTATTTAAAGAATAAAAATATGTAGTGGCGGAATAGACACGAGGCTTCATGCGGTAGTGGTAAAACAATATAAGCAATAGGGGATTGTAATTGTGCAGTCGGTTTATATTGTAATAGTAGACGCGGTGGGAACGAAATAATTAGCTATATTTCATATAAGGTGCAAATCCTTATCTACATATAATATTAAAGTACTAGGCAACTTAATATAAACAGAACAATAAAATAGTGATGTTCATACCATCCTTAAATTTATTACACAGCTAATCCTAGTTATTAGCTATAAATAGAATGTAGTTGCATAAAAAAGTGTAATGGTTAAGGTTTAAGCCTATGAGACTATATTGACATAGGAAACACCATACAAAAGTGATATAGAAGCTTATGCAGTCTAGCTAATGTAAGACATAAGTAAAATCCTTATGCAATTACATTGTGTTTATAGAAAGAAAAGAGGATTAAATGTTAAGTAAAAGAGATTGTATTTATTATGATTGGATTTTTGACAATAAAAAGCCTAAGAGTATTCTGTGGATTGTATATTGTAAAATAAGGAAAGCTATAGCTATTGGAGAAAGTCCAAGCAAAGTAGCGATATGGAGCAGTAGTAAATTTTGCAGATACGTAGATGAAGGTCTAAAAAGGAAGTGAGATAGTGGCTAATGAACAAAATCTAAGACCAGGAGAATATAAGCTAACACTAGAGGAACAGAAGAAAGGTGGATTAAAATCAGCAGAAGTAAGAAAAGAAAAAGCCACCTTTAAAAAAGCAATACAATGGCTAGTAAATAGTGATATAAAATTAAATGATGGTACTATAGCAGATAATTTTAAAAAAGCTGGAATAGATATAAGCAATTTAAATCCAACACAATTAGCAACTATAGGATTATGGATTGGAGCAGTGCAAGGGAATAGTACTAATTATAGAACACTCATGGAAGCGAATGAAGAATTACAAGAAGAAAATGGAAATACACAGCAACCAATATTAAATATTAACATACAAGGTAGTGACAAATTAAAAGAAGCATTTTATGAAAAGGAGGAACAAGAATGATAGACTTATTACAAGCAACAGAATTTATAAAGATGCCTAATGGTAATTACTTAAATAAATTATCTAACGGAATAGAATATTCTGAAGCAGAACTAAAAGAATTATTAAAAGCTAATAATAAAGAAGTAACCAAAAAAGTAAGAAGAAAAAAGGTAGAAGATGAATCTAAGCCAGAAACAATGGAAACTGATAAATGATATAAAAGCTCAAAACATACCTGAAATAAGTGTACTAGGAAGTGTACAAAGTGGAAAGACATTTAGTATAGATTTAGGTATGATATTATATGCTAGTGAATTACATAAGTACGATAATACAAGAGAGTTTTATGGAGCTATAATTGGATGGGATTTACAAACACTCAAAGGAAACATAGTAGAACCACTTAAAATACATTTAGATGCTTTTGGGTATAAACAAGGAAAAGACTATGAATTAGTATTTGGACAGAATGATAAGTATTTTAAAATGTGGAATGTTAAGTTTTACTTCTTTGGATTTAACACGAAAATAGCTTTTAACAGAATTTTAGGAAGACCTCTAATATTTATATGGGTAGATGAAGCAGCAAGGATTTATGGCAATTTAAGTTTACAAGAGAGCTTTGATGAACTACCAGGAAGACAAGTTAGTTTTAGTGGACATCCATTTAAAAAGACAATACATAGTTTTAACGTAGAAGGAAACGAACGACATCCTTATAAAATGAAATACATTGACAAGGGAGATAAAATAAGATATACATTTTATCCTTTTGATAATCCAATGCTAGACACAGAACAAAAAATAGATGAAGCAATAAAGACATTTCCAAAAGGAGCATTAAGGCAACAGAAGATTTACAACAAATGGGTAGTAGCAGAAGGCAAAGTATTTAACAAGATAAATGTAATAGACAACCTTGAGGACATACAAATAAAAGAAATAGGATTAGGAGTTGACTATGGTAGTGTAAATCCAACTACATTTGTTCCAATAGCATTAGGATTTGACTTTAAAGAAAACAGATGGAAATTAATAAGACTTGAATGTTATTATCATGATCCAGCAGAAGAAGGAGAAAAACCAACAACTGCTTATTATGTAGAACAAGAAAAATTATTCATAGAATATCTTAGAGATAAATATAAAGGAATACCAATAACAGCTAATATAGTAGATAGTGAAGCAACACACTTTTGTAATGCTTTATACAATGCCAATATTCAATATGAAGAAGCAAAAAAAGGACCTGGAAGTGTTGACAAAGGAGTGCAACAATTACAATCGCTATTCTACAAAGAAGTATTATATATTTACAAACATAAGTCCATAAAATCCATTGACAAAAACGGAAGTTTGGTATATAATATACGTGATGAAAGTTTAAACGAATTTGAAAGTTATCAGTACGATAACATAAAGAGTTTAAGCACAGGGCAGAATTGTTATAAAAAAGAGTTAGACCATTCTGTAGATGCAACTCGATACATAATAGACTACTGGCAAGATATAGGCAAATGTCCTGTAATATAATCCTATTAGCTGAAGAATAGGAGTAAGAATGGAAGTAAGATGTCATGCAAGTAAAAGATTCTTAATGAATGTAAACATAGAAGATTACTTGAAAGACTTAGAAAGAATAGGAATATCACAACAAACACCTTTAATAATAGAGATACCTTGTAAGACGTGTAAAACTATAGAGGTGTATGAGTTATATAAAACCAATATTAAATTTATAAAATCATATAAAAAAGTGTAAATAAGAAATATTACAAGTTCAATAAGCACAAATAGTATAAAAGCTATTTGTGTTTTTTTGCGTATAGGAGGAAATATGAGAGTACATCTTTATTACAACTCTACCAAAGTAAAGAGTGTAAGAATAAAAAAAGGAGCAGATTGGAAACAAGATTATAAAGTAACGATATTCGGCAAGAAAAGATACTTTGGAGCAAACATTATTACACTAATATTAAGACCTCAAAGAGTTTTACATAGCTCTGATAAAAGCCTAGATTTAAATTGTATTGTATATGAGGGGGCAGAAATAAGTGAGTAATTTAAAAGAATTTAGTCCATTAGATGCACCATTTATAAAAGTAGATGTAGAAGTTACAGAAAATGCTTTGATAAATGGCAAAAAACCAAAAATAAAAAAAATAAGAAAATACAAGTTAGCACCATCTCCAAAAAAGATAGCTAATTATATAGTGAATCAGATATTTGGAAGTGACATAGTTTTACAAGCGGAAAACTACAATATAAATTGGCTTATGCCTTCGCTTAAAGAAGCTCTTGAAAATAGTATTTATTGTAAGGAAGCTTTTCTATACTTACATAAATTTGATGGCAAAGTATATTTGGAATGCATAAAACCTAACAACATATTTGATTTAGTACAAAAGTTTGACAAAGTTTATAGTTGTACATTAGTGGAATGCGATGAAGATTTAGAGTTACATAGACATATTAAGTTAGAAGATGGCAAGTCTTATATAGAGTTAAAGGCTTACAAAATAGACCACTACAATAAACAAATACCAATAACCATCGCCGAATATAATCGCAGAATGGGAACAGAGTATTTAGATAAATACATACTACCTTATGAAGTAATTATTAACATTGATAGTGGACAGGACTTCTTTAAAGATAGCAAAAAGCTAATCATAGAAGAAATGAATGTATTAAATGTAATAGCTGATGAAATAGAAAAGACGAGAACAAGAATAGCAACATCTCAACATTATCAATCAGGAAACATAATAACACAATGGCAACCTAATACTTACTTTAATGTAAATCAAGTCTCAGTAGGAAAATTACAAGACTACTTTACACTTATGCCAGGAGATAGAGACCATCAAATATTTGAGTTCTTACAAGGAAACGTAAGAGTAAAAGAATACATAGAATCATTTAAGTTTTATGATTATCAAATAATACAAATGGCCGGATTAAGCCCAGCAACATTCGGTTATGAAAAAGATAGTTATATGAATGAAGCAAACGTAGTATTAAGTGCTAATGCTAGTGAAATGACAATAGAAGCTATTAAAACACAAATAGAACCACAAATAAACAACTTACTTATAAACATAGTAAGAATGCAACAAACACAAGACATCAATGAAAACATAATACCTTTAACAGAAAATAGCTTAGCTTGGGATTATGGCTCAAATGAAAGATTTGATGATATGAAAAAAATAAAGGTATTAAGACAAATACAAGGAGTTGCACAAGTGCCTTACGAACAGAAAGCTCAAATAATAGCACCTATAATTCAAAGAATGTTACAAGATACAGAAGGAGCAAATGAGTTAGCTCAAAAACTAAAAGAAGGAAACGCAAAAGAAACTGAAAGCTTAAAGATTGAATATGGAGAAATTTAATGAGTGTTAAAAATCGAATTGATAAAGAAGTATTATTAACAGTTCAAAAGTACGATAAGAAATTAAATAAAACAGAGCTAACTTACTTTAGAAATTTATTAGAAGAAAAAAGTCCTCAAGAAATGCTTGAGTATTTAACAGAAGAATACACAATAGATCATACTTATATGATTAAAGCTATTGAGGAAATAAAACAACTAATAAAGAAAAAAGACAAAATAAAAACACTTGAAGCAATAAGAGATATTATTCCTAACTTATTAGAAATAAATCCCATAGAAGACTTTAAGCGAAGTGAATTAGATTATGCACAAAGAGTTTTAAATAAATACATTGAAGATTTAGCAGATATTAAAACACAGAAAGACAAAACACAATTCTTAACAACAAAGATAAGAACTTATACACGAAGAGTAGAACAATATATCCCATACTTTCATAATGGCTTTGTATGGAGTATGCAAAATTTAGCAACATACAATTCAATGCTTTACAACGTAAACTTGACAAGAACAGCTTGGAATCAATCGTACAAAGATAGTATTCTACTAGAAAATGATAAGTTCATAATAAATACACATCCGTTCGCTTGTCCTCATTGTTTAGAACACCAAGGCAAGATTTATAAAAGACAAGAACTAGAAGACATAGTAGGAATAGCAGTAGAAGATGGAGCAAAAGAAATATTACATCCTAATTGTAAATGTACATTGAGTATTTACTGGGATAAAAGCCAATTGACAAGACAACATAGGACAACAGAAATGGATTATAGACTAGACCAAAAAGCAAAGTCATTACAAAGACAAATCAATAAACGAAGAACTGAAAAGATAGCATTTCAAGATATAGGCAATGAAGAAATGGCAGATAAAAGAAGAAAAGAACTTACTCGTATGTATGCAGAGCTCAGAGGAATAAAAGGACAGATGGAAACCATACGAAAACGTTTTTATAAATATTAGGCTTCTACGGTTAGTTAAGTGGCACACCGTTAAAAAGGCACAACTTAGAACTTGTAATATCTCTATAAAAGGGAGGTATAAAATGGATATTTCAAAATATCTAACAAACAAAGATATCACATTATCAAATGATGATGTAGATATTGAAAAGCTAACAAAAGACTTACGCAAAGGGTACATTGAAGAAAGTGAGGCTAAAGCTAATGCAAAAGCTACTTATGAAACAGAAGTAAAAGATTTGAGAAAGCAACTTGAAGAAAGAGCAAGTTTAGCTGAATCAAAATATACTGTTTTAGAGAATAGCTACAACGACTTAAATGCACGTTATACAGAACAAAGTAAACAATTAAGTGCAGAACATTTAAGAGGAATAGCTTTAGAAAATGGATTCAATTCTGCAGACGTAGAAGAAGTATCAAAATTAAGGACAAGTCTCTATGCAGATGTGCAAGATGACACCGAAGCAATCCAAAAAATTAAGGATAGATACGGTAAAAGTTTCTTTGATAACTCTAATACAAAAGCACCTGATGAAAAGAATTTTGGAAGCGGAAATCAAACAAAAAAGAATGATGTAGTAATAACAAGAAATACATCAATTCAAGATTTAATTAAAAAATAGGAGGATTTAAAAATGGCAAATTTTACACAAATTAATTTAGATTTACAAAGCGTAATGAAAAGAACATACGCAAACTTACTTTATAGAAGTACATTCTATAATTTCTTAAATGAATTTTATATAGGAGAAGTTAGACAAACAGGAGCACCAAGAATTGAGATAATCAAACAACAGGCAACAACTGTAAATGAAAGAGAAAATCCAGAAATGGAGCAAGCACTTACACCAGGACTAGCTACTTATGGAAATGTAATAGTTGACTTAACAGAATTAGCAATGGATTATTCATTCCGTATTCCAGTATTAGTTGTAGGTTCAAACATAGCAGGAGCTATTGATGAACAAATAAGATTAAATGATGCAACAATAGCAACAAAAATTGATACATACGGATTTAATAAATTAGCAACTGTAATTACAGGAGACAGAACAGGAACAAATACAGCAAAACAAACAGGAACAACAGTAGTATGGGCACCAGCTACAAAAGAAGCTTATATTGATTTATTAAACTCATTAAAAGCAACTCTATTTAATGAGAATGTGTATGATACATACAGACTAGGACTTGAAGCAATAGAATACGGAAAATTAGTATCAGCTTTAACATCTATCTTAAAATTCGAAACATTAGCAGGAGTAGAAGGAGTAGATAGAGGAGAAGTAGCTAATGCTTATGGAATTGATATATTTGCAATAAACACAAATGTATTAACAAATAGCGAAAAAGGATACTTCGGCTCTCCAGTAGCCGTAGTAGGAGACACATTCTTCTCAGATATGGTAGCTTACAATGGAAATTATCCAGGATTCCCAGGATACTATGTAGTAGAAGGAAATGTACTATTTGGAGCTTCAGTAGTAAGACCAGAAGCAATGATTAAATTAGTAGCAGCTTAATCATAGAAAGGAGATACAATGGAACTATTTACAAAACAAGAATTTTTAGAAAAGTATTCTAATAGCATAGAAAGCATAGATGAGGTAACAATAATTGAAGCTTCAGAAATGATATTTGCACAGGTATCTCCTTGCTTTAGAAATTATAATTGGACAGATGAAACAGTTCCAAAGGCAATAAAAAATGCTGCAATGGAACAAGCTAGATTTTTAATTATGTATGAAATACCACACTTAGACACACACAAATTAAGAGCTGGAGCTATGGATTCAGAACTTATTACAGAATATTCTACATTAGCTTTAACAATGTTAGCGAATGCAGGATATATGTATAGAGGAAATCCAATCAATTATAATATGTCTTTAGGCATAGAATTTGGAGGAGAATAATGTATTTATTTAATCCTAAAAAGGCTCAATTAATAAGAAAAAATCGTAATACAGATTACGTATATGATGATGAAGATGTTGAAAATCCAATAAGCTTAGATGTAATTCCTTACAATGTCGACCAAGCAATTCAATATGGTATATATACTGTCCCAGAAGCAACAGGATATTTTATCATTCGACATTCTACCGACATAAGAGAAGGAGATATGATTACATTTAACAATAGACAATATTCTGTTTTAAAGGTAATTGATAACTGGGTATTTAATAAAATTGAAAGCATAGAGGTAGCAGTGAAATGAGTAGTGTTGTCGTTAAAATTAATAATAAGACTATTCAAGAATTAAAGAATATGCCAGACAAAATTACTTATGCAGTTGCAAGACAAACTTTGGACAGAGTAGGTTCAGCAAAGATTACTCCATATAAAACAGGTAAAATGGAAATGACAATGTTTAGTAATGGAGTAAGAGGTTCTAATGGAGATTATTCTATTGGAAACTTTACTAACTATGCAGGTTATGTATATGCATTTCCACAATCTGTAAATTGGACAAATCCTTTGTCAAAAGCTCAATGGTTTGAAACGTTTTGGAAGTCACAAGGAAAATCTGTATTAGATAATGTGGTAGCGAGGTATAAAATATGATAGATAAAAATTTAGTACTTATTAATTATTTAAAACAAAATGCTAGTAGTTTTGGTATCGAGGACTTTAAGATAAAGAGTGAGTATTCATTAGATGACAAAGATATAAATGTAGTAGTAGTACAAATGCAACAAGGGGAAAAAGAAGTTTTGTTTTGTGGAAATATCAATGATTATTTTATGATACAAATCTTTGGACAAAGTATAAGAGAAGAAAAACAAATAGCAGTAGAATTAAATCAATTAATAGGAGAAAACATTATAACCAATTATAATGGGGATAAATATCAAATAATGTTTATGCAATTTAGTAATGCACAAACAATAGCATATCAAGACATTCAAAGGGTTGGATATACTCTAACTCTAAAAACAATAATAAATAAAATAAATTAAGGAAGGAGATAAAAATGCCTAATTATTTTGTAAATAACAGACAAGTTATAAAAGAACTTGCTATAAATATAGGAACAACAGCAGCACCAGTTTATTCTAATTTATGCGTATCAAGTGAAATTGGAATAGTAACAGATTTAGAAACTCAAGACTTTTATGTATTCTGTGATGCATTAAAAAGATACATAACAACAGGAGCTGATGTAGGATTTACAGCAACAGTAAAACTAGACATACAAAGTGCAGGAGTACAAGGAATATTAAGCAAAGTACATACATTAATAGCAAGTGGTGCAGTATCTCAATTTAGCAATGTAATGATTCAATTTGAATTATTATCAGGAATTAACAACGATACATTAGAGTACACAACATATACAGCAACAGCTAATATGACAGTATCAGATTTAGGAGGAGCAGCAGAAGACGCATCAGAATTTAGTGTTGAATTTAAATTAAATGGACCTGCCACAGCTGCATAAATAAGAATAAGAAGAGGACAGGAAAAGTCCTCTTTTTTTAGTAAAGGGGGGAGACATAATGGCTAATGGTGGAGATGTCATCTTTAATTTTAAAGGAGATGATAAAGAACTACAAAAAACAACACAAAACGTAACTAGCAAAATAAAAGGATTGAGTAAAACCATTGGAAAAGTTGCTTTAACAGGTGGAGTGGCTCTTGGTGGAATGTTTGCAGGAATGGTAACATCAAGTATAAATGCCAGAGGAGAAATAGAACAATCATTAGGAGGAATAAATAAGTTATTTGGTAAAAGTGCTAGTGAAGTTGTTAAAAACTCACAAAAAGCTTATAAAACCGCAGGAATAAGTGCTAATCAATATATGGAACAGGCTACTTCTTTTAGTGCATCTTTATTAAAAGGACTAAATGGTGACACAGCACAGGCAGCAAAGATAGCAGATACGGCAATTAAAGATATGGCAGATAATGCTAATACTTTTGGTACTTCAATGGAAAGCATACAAACAGCTTATCAAGGTTTTGCAAAACAGAATTATACTATGTTAGACAACCTTAAATTAGGCTATGGTGGAACTAAATCAGAAATGGTTAAACTTGTAAAAGAAAGTGGAGTATTAGGAGAAGCTTCAAAAGATTTAACACTTAAAAACTTTGACCAAAAAGTAAGTTTTGACCAGATTATACTTGCAATAAATAAAACACAACAAAGATTAAAAATAACAGGTACTACAGCAAAAGAAGCAGGAGATACATTACAAGGAAGTGTTGCATCATTAAAAGCTAGTTGGAACAATTTACTATCAGGAATGGGAGGAACAAAAGAAGTTCTTGACTCTTTAAAACCTGTAATAAAGAATGTATCAAGAATTGCAAAAGAAGCCATAAAAGCAATATGGGATGAAATAAAGGGATTGATTGCAGAAGCATTGCAACCAGTTTCGAATTGGATAAAAGAACATCAAACATTATTAACTATTCTAGCAGGTATAGTAGGTACATTAACTGCAGCAATAGTTGCTTATACAATAGCTCAAAATGCAGCAACAATTGCATTAGGAATATATAATGGTGTAATGGGAATTGCAACAATGGCAACAACGGCATTTAGTGCAGTATTAGGATTTTTAACAAGCCCTATAACATTGGTAGTATTAGCTATAGGAGGATTAATAACAGCAGGAGTATTATTAGTAAAGAATTGGGATAAAGTAAAAACAGGACTATTAAATGCATTTAATGGAATAAAGACAGGAGTAAGCAACGGAGTAAATGCAGTAAAAGGATTCTTTTCTAATATGGGAACACATATAGGCAATAAAGTAAATACTATAAAAACTAAACTAGGAGAATTTGGAAGCAAGATGAAAGATGTGGCAACAAATAAGATAGGACCTGCAATAAACAAAATAGGAACTTTCTTTGGACAATTGCCAGGAAAAATGTGGCAACATTTAACAAATGCATGGACTAAGTTTGTTACTTGGTGTACTAATTTAGCAACAAAAGCAAAAGAAGCAGCAAAAAAAGCAGTAGATGCAATCAAAAATGGATTTACTAATTTACCTGGAAATATGGTAACTATAGGTACAAATGTAGTAAAAGGAATATGGAATGGTATAGGAAATACAGCAAGTTGGTTGTTTGAAAAAATAAAAGGCTTCAAGGATGCAGTTCTTAATAAGTTTAAGTCTTTCTTCGGTATACATTCACCATCAACTTTATTTAGAGATGAACTAGGTGTATTTATGGCTCAAGGTATAGGAGAAGGATTTACAGATGAAATGAGTTCGGTATCAAAACAAATGAATAAAGCAATGGCAACAGTAGGGTTAGGAGACATGTTTGAATTAAGTCCTACATTAAATAGAACGATGTCATCAAGTTCAAATGTAAATGTTCAAGTAATAAATAACATGGAAACTGATTTATTAGGTAACCTAGTAAACAACATAAAGACATATAGTAATGGAGCTAAAAACGATTATAATTATGGAATGAGTTACTAAGAAAGGGGGAGCAAATGAATTTACAACCTAGTCAAAAACATATACGAATGTTTATAGCAGGAGAAGAAGTTGTATGTAGTAATCAATTAACAATAGTAGAAGAACTGACAAATACAAATACTTTAGTTTTAAATAATTGCTACCCTTTATCTTGGGAGCAGACAAAAGATTATACACAATTTTATACACCAAAAGATTATAGCTTATTTAGATTGGCTTATGATTATTCAGATTACAACTTAACAACAGAAAATGGAGAAGATATACTCACAGAAGCGGGAGAAGAATTAATTGTTGAGAATAGTTTAGTAACTGCATTTATAGGAGTGGTTAAAAGAAGCCAATCAGTAAATTTAAGACCATTTAATCCACATTATGCAACATTACAAGTATTAGATTTTAAAACTTTCTTGAATGAAGGAGATTTATTTAACTTCGTTATAACAGAAACAACTATAGAGGATTTTATAAATCAAGTCATTGGAGAATATTCAGGATACAACTTTGTAGTAGGAAATCTTAACCTTGGAGATAAATTAACTCAAATAGTAGGAAATTATAGTTGTGACCAAAAGACCTTGTTTGATGTTTTACAGTATATATCACAAATAACTAATTCGATATGGAAGGTAAGATACGTAAACGATACAACTTATGCAATAGATTTTTATGATATAAACTCATTGCCACAGGGTATGAATTTAATTTATGATACGGAATACTTTAACAATAATTCAATAGTCGACATATCATATAGTTTTAACACAAATAATTACCGAAATAAACAAGTTATAACATCAACTAATATAATTGCTCAAACGGTAAACACAGAAGAGTTTTACACCAGTTCTAGTGATAATAAATATCAATTAAGTAATAATGTAGGAGTGGTATATAATGCAACCTTAAATGGTAATGAAATAAGTATAGCAAGTGATATAGATAAACAAAACGGAATAACAGCAGATTTGTATTATACAGTTGGAAGCAATGAAATAGAGTTTAATATTGATGTATTGCCAACACAAAAACTATATATACAATATGATTCTATGATACCTGGAAGAGTTACAGTATTAAATACAAACGAAATAGACAGAATAGGAAATCAATTAAATAATACAGGAATAATATCAAGATATGAACAAAGACAAGATGCAACAACAGCAGAAGAGTTAAATGCAATAGGACAAACTTACATACAATTCAAGGGTAAATCAGAAATAACGATGCAAGTAAAAACCCTTAATAAAGACTTATGGAAAATTGGAGAAATTGTGTATTTTGATAATAACAATATAAACGGATTAGTAGATTTAGTTGGAACTTATGCAGTAAAGAAAAAAACAACCCAAATGTATCAAAACAATGCAGATGATAGTTTACAAGTATTTTACATCTATGAGCTAGACAATAACTACAACTTTGAAAATCTAATAAATTATTTTGATAATCAAAGAGCTAAAACAATAGGAAATATACAAGAAGGACAGTTTATAAACAAATACATAGAGAATACAGAATCGATAAATATAATATTTGATGAACCTGTGATTGGAGGTGCATAATGGAAACATTAGTACAAGAAAAAATATTGAGTAGTTTTGTAAACGAAGTATCAGCAGAAAGTGCAACAATAAGTCCAATAAATATTGATATAAATAAAACAAATACAACCAATATGGAATACTCAAAAACGATGATAACTAATGATGAAAGTTATTTTATAAAATATGGTGGATACTCTTTAGTAGGTTCATATAATGCAATAGAAGTATATTCAATAAATTCTTTAGATAATAACCAAGCCATCTACATTTTTGATAATTTTAAAATAGAAGGACATTTAGTATATATAACCGAATTAAAGCAGGCAGAAGATGGCAGATTTTATGGAATAGGAGAATATTTACCTTCGAGTCAAGGTACGAAGATATTATATTTAATAATATTTAACAATTTTATACAAGATGGATATTGCCAAATTAATAAATATTATACAGAGACAAATATTGGAGTATCTGCAAATGCTTTTAGAAATGTTGCAAAAGTGCCAAATGTTGGAACATATTTTATAACAACAACAGATAAATTAATAAAATTTGAAATAAATATTTTAGAAGGAAACAAAACAAGTACAACGACAATAATAGATGGAGGAACTATAACAGACGATTATTATACATCTCAGTTAAATGTATTAAAAGATAAATTAATATTTACAAAATTATGGGAGACCGATGATTATAGATATGAGTATACAAAATCAGTTATAAATGTTGATGAAGATTTGCCAAACACAATTACGCTAAAACAAGTTTATTATGGAGACTTTAGTTCTAATAGATATGTATCAGGGGTAAAGAATGATTCTTATAGAGCTATAATACCTTGGCGAAATTCAAGTGGAAAAATTAATTTTACTACAATAGACATAGATGGAACTATAAAAACAAGAATGAATACAAATAGAGTGTTTAGCAATAGTAGTGATTTATATGCTTATTTGACAGGAAATTATGTAAGTATCATAGAAGAGGATTATCAAAGTTCTAATACTAATATATATTTAATGTATTTTGATGAAAATGCAGGATTAGCAGGATTGACTGAATTTTACAATGGTACTTTTAGTGGATATTATTCCAAAACTCAAATACTACAACAATATAATATGACGGCATTAATTGGAACAGCAGCAACAGGATCTCAACAAAGTATAGTATCAATTAAGAATATATATAGTCCTAATGTAACAAGTGAGACATATTTTGACTATGATTTTTGTTTACCTTATTATATGAACTTATATTCAAATAGCAATGATAATACAAGTTTAATATTTAGTAGAGATGCAATAGCAAGGTTTTACTCAGGCAATCAAATAACAAGTACTTTTATATTACCTAACTACTTATTAAATGATGGCAATATAGAAAAGGCTAGTGTATATGGAAAAACTAATTACTTATTAAATAGTAAAGTAGAAGATTTTGAAAAGAATAGATTTGAAAGTTTATATTTTAATTTTATATATAACTTAAATGTAATAGATAACACGAACGGATTGAATACTTTGAATCAAATAGGTTCAAATAAAGTAGCAAATGGATTATGGAAAAATTTTGATAATTATGATTTAAGACTTACAAAAGCAAGAATAACTTATGAAGATTTAAGTACAGAAATAATTAACTTAGATATTCCAACAGTTACTGGCAATAGTGTTACATTTAACTTTGAGGTATCAGGTAATATAACAAAAATAGAATATTTAAGCAATGATAAAAGTGTTGTATATGCAACATTTAGGACAAACTTAACAGGAACAAATACAATAACTCAAACTATAAGAGTAGAGTAGAAAGGAGATAAAATGGGAGTTATAATAAGTGAATTAAATGAAGCTACATCGGCTCAAAATAGTGATGTACTTCCAATAGTACAAAATGGAGAAACAAAAAAAATCCAATCAAAAAAATTCTTTGATAGCATAGGAAGTATAAATGTTGCAACAGTAACAACAACCTCTGAAATACCCCAAAATACTGATTATACAATGCCTTTGTATTATCAAGTGGGTAATAATAGTCTTGAAATTTCCTATATGGGAGAGCGATTAATCAATGGAACACACTACATAGAAGTAGGAAATGCAGGAGAAGTATCAAACACAATTCAATTCTACAATTGGGGACAAGCAGTACCTACAGGAAGAACAATAGAGTTTATAGTGAGAGGGGTGTATGAGTAATGAAAGCGAATTATGAAGAGGAAACAAATGAATTTGAAAATATGAAAAATAATATTACAACAGTAAAAGCTGTTGAATATTCTTATAATAATAATGTAGCAGTACAACCACCAGTAGTTTTTTATAAAAACGGATTAATATATGTATATGCACAATTAATTACAGGAGTTACAGGGGTAGAACTATCATTACTTCAATTTGGTAAATATAAAGCTATTAGTGGTATAGGAGATTTTACAAGTCCAATAAATTGCCACGGAGGATGTGATGGAGAGGCTGCAATACGCGAAGGTTCAGACATTGTCTTTGTAAATATATCAACATCAAATGGAAATGGAAAAGTTTTTATTGTGATACCTGTAGAAGAAAAATAAAGAAAGGAAGATGTAATATGAATAAAAATCTCGTAAGCCTTGAGGCTGTACACACACACACACACACACACACACACACGGATAATTTAAAAACGAATGGAGGTGTTAAATAATGGCACTTCCAAATTATGAAAAGAATATAGTATCAGATATTTCAGTTATATCATATTTAAAGGAAGGTAGTGTTAATGCATATAAAATAGGGGATTTAATTATTGTTAAAGTATTTGGCAGCATGGAAGATAAAATGCCAGATATTTGGACAGACTATCCAATTGCAAAATTAAACGGTGTAAAAGCAAGTACACATTCATCAGCACCAATAGTAGACCAAGGTACAGGTCTATGTGCGGATTTACAAATTGATGAAAACTCAGATACTATTAATATAAATAAAAGAGCTGTTTCGACAATAAGGGGAGAATGGCTTAGAGGGGAATTGATTTTTAAAAAAAATTAGTAGTAACTCTTTGCGAATAAAAATAAAGAAAGGAAAAATTATGGAAGTTATTACGTTAGGTCAAATAGGTGCAGGAGTAGCACTTATATTTGGAATAATAAAATTTATAGAATATATTTATAATCTATTAAGAAAAAGTACTATAGATAAAATAGATAAGAATACAAAAGAGATTGAAGAATTAAAAGCAGAAGTAGGTGTACTCAAAAGTGAGATGCAAGATGATAAACAAGAAAGAATAATAATACTTCAAGGATTGCTAGCTTGCTTAAAAGGTTTACAAGAGCAAGGCTGTGATGGAGCAGTAACGAAGAGCATTACTCAAATAGAAGATTATTTGATGAAAAAATCTCATGATTAAAGGAGGATTTTATGAATAATAAGAAAAAAATATTAACTGGTATAGTTGTAATTTTAGCAGTTTTAGGTGCTTTAGCATCAATATATTTTCCAAATTCTAAAATAAACAATGTAATAGATGAAACAAAAAATGAATTGATAAAAGAAATAGTAGTATCAGAAGAAACACAATCAGAGGTCGCAGATACAAAGAACGCAGTAGAAAATGGTGGAAAAGTAGAGACTAAAGAAATAGCAAAATCAACAATAAAAGAAGAGGAAGAAGTAACAGACGAGGGAGCAGATGAGAGTTTATTAGAAGCTGATGCGTTGGTAGAACAAGAAAACATCTCTTATGACGGAGACAATGCAGGAAAAGGACTTAACTTACTTGGAAAATGGCAAGGACTTACATATTACTCACAGGCTGATAGTAGATGGGCAACAAAGTTATATACATCTACAAATAATCATTCTCAAACAATGAAGTCTAGTGCGTGTGGACCTACTTGTTCTGCAATGGTAGTATCAAGTGCAAAAGGTGCTATACTCCCAACTACTTTAGCAAGTTTAGCAGTAGATAACGGATATAGAACAGCGAATAGTGGAACAGCTTGGGCATTTTATCCATTTGTAGCAGATTACTTTGGATTTAAAGAATATTATAAAACAGATGACTTTAATAAAGCTATGGCATATTTGTCAGAGAAGAACGCAATAGGTACATCTAAGTATTATATAATATGTAGCTGTGGTTCAGGATTATTTACAAGTTCAGGACACTACATAGTACTTGCAAGTTTAAATGGAGATACTATCCAAGTAATGGACCCATATTTATATAATGGAAAATTCAATACAGCTTCAAGAAGAAATGCTAATGTGGAAGTGAAAGGTACATCGGCTTATGTAAGCAAATCTAACTTTGAAAGATATGCCAATGCAAAGTCTTTCTGGATATTCTCAAACGACAAAGGAAACGAGCAGTCAAATAACAATCAAGTTAGCAAAACCAATAAAGAGAATACTTCTAAGAAATCTACATCAAAGAAATCAACTAAAAAGAAAATTAAAAATACTGTAGGAAAGAAAAAGACTCTTAAAAAGAAATGCTATTTATATAAGAAGAAAAATTTATCAGGAACAAAATATACATACTTAAAAAATACAAAAGTTAAAGTATTAAAAAACATTTCTACTAAAATAGACTATGTAAAAGTAATAGCAACAGGAAGAAAAGCTTACATTAAAATAAGTAATTACAAATAAATTTGAGGTAATTCAGAGCAATATCTGAGTTACCTCTTTTTTAATTCTTCTTCTATTTTTTCTTTAGCCCAAGTAGCAAAAGGCTTGTTGATTTTTTTCATAAATTCTTCAGCTTTTTCTTTTTCAATTCTAACTTCAAATCTTTTAAAGTTTTGTTTTAACCATTCATTTTCTTTTTTATAATTTCTCATATTAAATCCCCCTTGATTTTTTATATTTTATATTATATAATAATAATATGCAAGAGAAGATTAACCTCTCTCGACTTAGTCAAACATATGATGTATTGTCATTATGTCTTGCCAAAGTTGATTGCGTTTAGCTTGTAGCTTTTTCATTTTGCGGTGTGAAGCTATAAGCTTTTTTATTTTGTTCAACATATTGCTCACCTCACTTTCTATATATATTATAGCATACTGTCGACCGTATGTCAATAGTTTTTTGAAAAAAATTAAAAAAGTTTAAAATTTTTAAAAGGTGCCATAATTCATATTATGAAATTATATTACTTTAAAATTAAAATGGCTTAAAATTCATTTTCATAGGTCGTATTTTTTAGAATTTTCGACTTATGAATTATTGACATTTTTATAAATAAAATGCTATAATAATTTTGACAACTTTTTGACAACTTTTTAAGCGAAAAAAGCGGAAAAAACAAACAAATATGACAACTAAAACTGAAATATAAAAGTTGTCAAAACAATAGAAAAACTAATAAAAAGCCATTATTTGCCACTATAGCTCAGTTGGTAGAGCAACGGATTCGTAAACAAAAAGCCGAAATCAATAAAACCCTTGATACTTAATGAATACCAAAGGTTTTAATTTGATTTGACAACCGTATTGACAACTTTTTTTATATAATTATTAATAGTTTCATCTGCTTTTTCTCTTTGTTCATCCAGGTGAGTATAAATGTTATAAACCATATCTGCACTAGAATGTCCCATTAATTCTTGTGCTTTTTTTATTTTTATACCAGAGTAGTACAGCATAGTACAATATGAATGTCTTAATTGATGGCAAGTGATATTGATTTTTTTATCTGTATTTTTATTCAAATCGTTTAAGAAACTTTGCAGATGTCTTTTTATAGCAGAATCAGTGAGCATTTTATTGTCTGTTTCTTTGACAAAAAGTAAATCCGCATTAGAATTTTCTACTAATTTTTTTACCATATCATATACAATATCTAATATAGGTACTGTTCTAGTCTTTTTATTTTTAGTTGATTTTATAACAGGCTGATTATGTATAAAAGTAACTGCTTTATTAATAGAAATAGTTTTATTTTTCAAATCTATGTCTTTTTTTGTTAAAGGAACAATTTCTTCTTTTCTCATACCTGTATAACGCATGAGGATGAAAAATGGGGCATATTTATTTGAAGATTGAAGAATTAGATTATCTTCATATAAAGTAAGTGGAATTTTTTCTTTTTTAATTATTTTTGGTGCTTTTATATTTAAAGCAACATTCTTTAAAATTATATCATTATCTACTGCATCATTTAGTATTCGTTTTATTAGTTGCAGAGTCTTTTTAGCAGTGGTTGGAATATTTTCCATATCTTTTAATACTTTTTTTACATCATATACTTTTATTTCTTTTATTTTTTTATAACCTAGGCTAGGAATAATATAAGAATTAATAATTGTAGTATAATCTTGTATAGTTCTGTATTCTTTACCAGCAGAATTAATTTCAAGCCAATTTAAAGCAAAGTCTTTTAACCTTACATCTGTTGAAGAAACAAACCCAGAATAACCTAAATGTGTAATTTCTATCCATTGTTTAAACAGATCATCTGTTGTTTTTGCATATAAATATCGAGACTTACCATTTACTGTAACTTTTTTGGTAAGTCTCCCATCTTTTCTAATTGTGTATGTCATTCCTTTATATTTGTTCATAATAACTCCTATTAATCATCTAAATGGTCTATTGCATATTGAGCTTCTTTTTTAGTAAATTGTTCTCCATATTCAGAAATAAGTTGTTCATAAATTTTCTTTTTAGACATATGCATTTCTGATTGATATGTTTTCGCTTTTTGTAAAGCATTGTATTTGTAATCTGCTTTTAAATTGTCAATAGCATATTGAGCTGATTTTTTGTCAAAGCCTTCTCCATAATCAGAGGTCAATTGGTCATAAATTTTAGCTTTTGACATATACATTGTGTCTGAATAAACTTTTGCTTTTGCTAAAGCATTTAATTCTTCAATTGAAGCACTTGGTTTTTCTTCTTCTTTTTCTACTTTCTTTTCTTCTTTTGTGTTATTAGCTGTAGTAACATTAGAAGAAGTACTTGAAGTTGTATTGTTTGTATCTGAGTCATTAGACATTCCAATTAATATAGCAAATACTGCAATTATGACTATAAGCCAAAATAATTTTTTCTTATAAAAAGGTTTCTTTTCCATGTTTTCACCTCCTAAACTTTTCCTTGGTAACTTATAACTTTACCAATTATTTTAATAGATTTTTCTTTTGGATTATATATTTGTACTGTATGAATAGGATTATTTGACATAGGCTCTAATATAATTAAATCATTTTGAGTTTTATACTTCTTAACTGTTGCTTCATCATCTATAAGAAATACTCCAATTTCATCATTTTCTAGATCGCTTTGTTGTTGTACCAAAACTATATCTCCATCATTAAACTTTCTATTCATAGAGTCTCCTGTAACTGTTAAATAAAAATAATTAAAGTTTTTATTAATTAAAGAAGATGGTGCAAATTCGTATCTTTCTATATTTTCATTAGCAAGTATAGGCAATCCAGCTGATATTTTTCCAATAACGGGAATTGGAATAACCTCATCAGGTATAGGAAAAACGTTACTTCCTTGTTTTCTTATATCAGACCTTCCTAGTAAATAATCTGTACTTACATCAAAATATAATGCTAGTTTTACTATGGTTTCCGGTGTCATATCTCTTTTTTCATTTTCATAATTAGAAACTGTTTGCATAGTTACATTTAAATAATCTGCAATCTTTTGCAAAGTTTCTCCTTTTTCTACTCTTAATAATTTTAATCTATTCATAGTATCGTTCCTTTACATAATATACTTATATTATAATACAAAATGTTTAATTTGTAAACATATTGTAAATTTTTTTTCTTAGAGTGTCAAGACTTCTAAACAAAATGTCGAAAAAATTAAAAATTTTTTTAAAAAAACTATTGACAATCAACAATATGTTTAATATAATGAACTCAACAAATTGTTGAGGAGGTGTAAAATGAAAAACAAAAATCTTCAAGAGTTAAGACTTGACAAAGGTTTAACACAAGAACAAGCTTCAAAAATTTTAGGAATAACAAAAGAATATTTGTCAATGTTAGAAACAGCTGATAGAAATCCTAGTGATAATTTAAAAACAAAATTAGCTAAATTATATAAGTGTGAACCTGTGGATATTTTTTTAGCTGTAAACTCAACAAAACGTTTAAAAAAGAAGGAGGGATGATTAAATGCCATGGACTAAAGGAGACACAAAACCAAAAGCAAACTGGGTAAACATGAATAAGTTCATAGAAGAATTTGATTTAAAGAAAACCAAAGCTTATGAACTTATCAAGTTACCAGAAATGCAAGAAGCAGTAAGAAGATTTGGAGAAAGGACAATAAGAGTCAATTTACCATTAGCAGATGAAATTTTAAGAAAAATTTATTAAGGAGGAAAAGAAAATGAAATACAAATTTAATGAAGAAAAGTTTTTAAGAAATATGGTAGGATTAAGCACTGTAATAAGTGTAGGAATAGTAGTTTATAAAATAGCAACTTGTGGAATTAGCTTTATGAGTACAATAGGATATTTTGGATAGGAGGAAAAGAATATGTTTAGTAATGCAAAAACAATAGCAAGACAAGGAGAAAAGATAATCGAATTAAATAAAAAGAATTATGAGGTTAGTAGAGAAAATCTAAAACTTATAGGAACAATAGATGATATGCAAGATGAGTTTTTAAATATTTTAGATACATTAGAGCATATATTGACAACACAAAACTATAACAGACCAGATTTAGTAATCTCAAAAGCAATTGCAGAAATAAAATATCAAAAACAAATTATAGAAGAAGATAAAAAAATAGAGTTAGCAGACAGCGAATCGAACTAACTCATTGTAATTTACTTACATAAACTAACTAAGTAAATTATATCAAATTATTTGTTTTTTGTCAAAGGAGTTATTATGAAAAAAATTGGAAAAGCTGAAACAATCAGCGATTATAATCAACAAATTAGTTATTTAGAGGATATTTTATCACATTTAGAAGATTTACAAGTTTTATATGGAAAAGATGATTTATTCGAAGATGAGTATAAGGATATCAAAAATATTTTTAATTGGATTGAAGAAACTCAACAGAATTTAAAAGATGAGAAGGAGGAGCTATTATGCAGGAATTAAGTTTATATCAAATAACAAATGCTTTTCCTAAGTTAATGGAAAGCGAAGAAATGACGGAACAAGATAAAGCAAAAATAAAAGAAGAATTGACATTATTATTGCAACAAAAAAGCCAAAATATAATTGGATATTCAAAGAATTTAGAACTTACTATAGAAGCAATGAAAAATGAGGAGAAAAGAATTTCAGAACAAAGAAAGGCATTAGAAAATAGATTAGTAAATTTTAAAGAGTATGTAAAAGAATGTATGGAGAAAAATGGCTTTACAAAAATAGAAACAACTTTGGGAACTTTATCTATTGCAAAAAATCCAATATCGGTGGAGATAGTAAATGAAGAGGAAGTACCAAATGAATATAAAAAAGAAGTAGTTACAACAAAAATAGATAAAAAGGCAATAGCAGATAATTTTAAAGCTACAGGAGAGATAATTGCAGGAGTAAAAATGAACACACAAAATACAAGTCTTAGAGTGAAATAGGAGGAATTTATGAAATATTTGAATGAAGATGAGAAAAGAACAGTAAATATGTGTCTAGCCAATATATCAGATTGCATAAAGGCAATCCAATTAGAGACAATGGGAAACATGGCATATAAAGGTTATTTGTCAGAAAAAATAACAAGAGCATTACACGATATGCAAGTTATGGACAATATTTGCAAGGAGGAATAATGATGGATTATTTAGATAGAACTGATAACAAGGAGGACTATTATAGTGGAAAATGAGATAAGAACTTTAAAAGCAGAAGAAATAACAACTAGAGTACAAAGTGTTATTCAATATAAATATCAAGGAAAAGATAAAGTTGGAGTTATGCTTTTATTATATAAAGATGCTAGGGTAGATATGAATATTTTAGATGAAGTATATGGAAGAAATAATTGGCAAAGAACTCATGAAGTTATAAATGGAAACTTATTTTGTAACATTGACATTTGGGATAACGAAAAGAAATGTTGGGTAAGAAAGCAAGATGTTGGAACAGAAAGCAATACAGAAAAAGAAAAAGGACAAGCTAGTGATAGTTTTAAAAGAGCAGGAACAAATGTAGGAATAGGTAGAGAGTTATATACAGCTCCTACAATATTTATAGAACTTACCCCAGAAGAATATGATCTAGATGATAAAACGAAAAAAGCAAAAGTAAAAGCAAAAACAAAATTTAAAGTAAAACTTATTGAATATAACCAAAACAGAGAAATATCTAAACTTCAAATCGCAGATACAAAAAATATAGTTAGATATAGTTATGGAGTGAAAGAATGATAGGTACAAGTAATAAAATTATAACTTACTTATTAGAACAAGCAAAAGATAAACAATTCGAATTAAAAGAATACAAAGAAAAAAGAAGTCTTAATGCTAATAATTATTATTGGCAATTAGTAACAGAATTAGGTAATGCGTTAAAGATGGATAAAGAAGATTTACACTTTTTATTACTACAGAAATATGGACAAAGTGAAATGATAAGTGTAGTAGCAGATGTAGACATGAAAAACTATTTAAAGTACTATGCAGAAGCAGGAGAATCTAATTTGAATGGAAAAACATTTAAACATTACAAAGTATATAAAGGTAGTTCAGAAATGGACTCAAAAGAAATGTCAATCTTAATAAATGGACTTGTTGAAGAATGTCATATACAAGGAATAGAAACAAAAACTCCTGCAGAAATCAATTCACTTCTTGAGAGGTGGGATAATAAATGAAAAGATATAGCATTATAACTGATGATTTAGAACATTGTATAGAATGTGGCAGAACCAATATCAATAAACATGAAGTATTTTTTGGAACAGCTAATAGAAAATTAAGCATAGAAGATGGACTAGTTATTCCACTATGTCAATACTATCATCATAACCAATTTAATTGTACAGGAATACATTTTGACAATGAATTAAATAGAAAATGGAAAAAGATTGCGGAAGAAAAATGGATAGAACATTATGGAAAAACAAAAGATGAATTTAGAGAACGATATGGAATCAATTATTTGTAGATTACACGAAAGGAGAAAA